CCGATCTCCTCTCTACCGATATAGTGAACTTGACACTCGAAGTGCTTTCGACCGTCGCACCTCAACTAAGCTTCCTAAAGGAGGCTATTGAGTTACTGCAACGAGACTAAGTACTCGAGTATCCCGACGGCACGACCGTCCACTAAAAAAGAGGATCCCTAATGGGACTCCCTCATTCGTGGCCGATCATGTCGCTCTACCACCTCTACTGCCTAGAAATTTCTAACGGCAGAGGCAAGGCAGCTGCTATATGCGGCGATGACATGCTCTCTCGTATGGGCGTGCAATAGCACACCGACTACGTTGACGAGCTATGCGGCGCTGGATTAGAAATTTCTAAAGGCAAACACTACATCTCTAGACGCTACGGTATATTTACCGAACGACTCTTTAAGTTTAGTAACGGCAGAATCACCGAACACCAATTGTTGTTCGTTAAATCCTTCGTTTCTTACTCGAGAGATCGAAATACATTACCACCGACAATTTCGGTACCGATGTAGATCGAGTCTATTATCCGTAAAGGTGACCAACAAATGTTGGCTGCCATACGGGTGATTTAAAAGTACCTGTATTCTTCATATTTGAAGAAGTTGGGTCCTTTGGCTTATGTGCCTCTTTAGTTGGGAGGCTTCGGGTGGTATTCCCCCCGAGTCCCCCAGCTGCCGAAGTACATCCTGTCAAGATTATATACTCTTGTCCATGGAAGTTGTCTGATTAGACAATCGTTCCGGAACAATCCTATTACAGTGGGCTATCGTCCACTATAGATCTTGCGTAGATATCTTTTATGCTCAATTGAACAATAAAGATTCAAAATTACGAAGAATGAAACTCAAACGAAGGCCGACGGATTCGTCGACGACGTCTTAGCGAAATGCACAGGCCACTTGGCTAATGCTCGCTTCGGCGCCTTTCCATCGCGTGTAGTATCAAACTTCCGCGTATTTAGGAATTTCTTAACGATCAAGCCATGTCGCGGTGGTCTTTAATTAAAGGCCGGCCGTCGATGGCCCCGCTTGGATTTCCAGGAGCGTTTCATTGAATTTAATGAAGACGTGGACGTTGAATGGCGTAAACCAAAGAAATATCTTGGTCTCATGCACAAACGTCACTCCTAGTCGGAACCTGCAATCACAGGTCTCGATCCAGTACCCGTCCGATCGGACGAGTCGCGGAGGCGTCCTGTCAAATTTGACATGACGCACTATCACGTAAGATTCAGTAATATGGTTGGGGTATCCTTCTGCGCGCCTTGAGCGCGTATGAAGAGCTGAC